GCTTGCACATGATCGAGGTGGCAAACGTCAGTGCCGGCAGGTCGCGCTTCATGCGCCTAATGAAGTCCTCGCCCAGTACCGCTAAGTTATAGATGCTGGAGTACCGGCAATAGAGCAGGCAGTTCTTCCGGAGCAGGAACAAGTCACGGTTCAGCTTCTGAATCTCAGACTGGTAATACTTATACCGCTCTGGGTGCGCCTTCATGCGCTGCTGACACTGCCACTTCTGGTATACCAGCCCCTCGATGACCTTCACCAGCTCCTTGTCCTGTTTCTGCTCGTAGTTCATGAACCAGGATCCTTTCTTCGTGGTGGCCGTGTCGCAGGTGATGGTCAGCCCATGATGAAGGTGACATTTAGAGAAGTACATCTCGTTGCCTCGGTTGGTCTGCATCGTCTCGTTCTTCAGCTTCTCGTATTCCACGAACTTTGCCTCGTCGATGAGGATATGATCTATCGACATGCCGTTGCTCATGCCCTCGCGGTCCTGGCTGATGATCTGGCAGACCGAGCCGTTGTAGAAGCCGATGCAGTTCTCCCAGTTCTGCGGGGTGAAGATAGGATCCTTCCACTTCAAGGCCTTCCACGGTTTCTTGCCGACGGTGTAGTGAATATCGCGCTTATAGCCCCATCGCTCCCAGTGCACCAGGAGCGAGGGCAGCGTGGTAGTGAGGCACTTCTTGAAAGAGGGAGAGACAAAGCCGGTGCAGGAGCCGGGCATCCACTGCATCACCTGCATCAGCCGGGCAGCATCAATGAGGCCCTTGCCCGTGCCACGCCCCATCTCGCACACCAGGTCACGTGGCGACATATAGAGCGGGTAGAGCTGGGCATCATTGAAATATTGCTTCTGCTTCTCGGCCATTACTTTTCCTCCTTATCATCGGTCGATGGCACCTCAGTATATTCAGCATATTCATCGTCCTTAGAGAACTGCTTGATGAGTTTGTCGCGTCGGGCACGGAGGTTCTTGGGTGCCTTGATGCCCAGCACGCTCGGATCATCCGTCGGCTCTATCTGTAGCGGCACAATCTTGTCGAAGGCCATGTCAGGTGTGTCCGGCTTATCCGTCTGGTTGGTCAGGATGTAGTTCTTCTGCATCGAGGCCACGGCCCGCCAGTCGCCATCACGACGTGCGGCCTGTCGGTCTTCCTCTATCATCTGGTTCACCCGCCACCGGGCAAACTCCTTGGTGGTTGCCTCCAGATTGCCAATGAGGATCTTCAGCAGATGTATATCGTCGTATGCCTGACTCTTTCCCACATGGAAGAGCTGCATGCAGCGGCTCACCAGCTCTTTGGGCGACGTGCTGGGATAGCTTCGCCAGTAGCCGCTCAGCTCGCGCAGCCGCTCCACGCGCAGGATGGTGTCCTCCGGCACCATCTGCAGGCGGAGCTCGCTGCTGTCCACTGGCAGATACTCAGCGTATTGGTCAATGTTGACGGGAACACTCATATCTCTACATCACGTGTCATTCGGCGCAGATAGACGCGACACGCTTCATCGGCTGCCGGACTGCCGGCATCCACCAGGTCGAGATTCTGCCTGCGCAGCCGGAGGGCCGTTTCGCTATATCCCTTCATGAAAGCCTTGCGGGCCGGATGGCCCAAGGTGTTGATGTCGGCACACAGCTCCGTCTCATCAATATCCAATAATGCGGAAATCTCCTGAGGGGGAGTCAGCTGACTGGCAAGGTCTTGTATTTTGTTCAATAAGTCGCTCGAATAGTCCATTTAATTGAATTGAGTTGTTATCCACTAATTCGCGGAATCCACAATATTGCTGGTAGAATATTTCCTGATTGGTAGTGACCAGTGTACACTCGGCACGGTCGCCATACGTCTGGTTCTGGCTGCTGATGACTGTCACCGTCCATCGTTCGTTCTGCACCAGCACCACCTTTGAGTGGTTCTGAGAGAGGTAGACGGCATCGAAGTTCTGCTGCATCTCTTTATAGAGGCGGTAGGTTTTCTTCGAGGCCTTCAGGTCTGCCAGCAGCACACTTTTCAGCACCAGGCCTTTTTTCTTCAGGTTATAGAAACCTCTCAGGAAGGCATCAGACGTTGAGAAGGTGCTGACATATACATCTGCCGGGCCAGTCTGTTCCAGGATCCAGCCCAGCAGTCCCAGCGTATGAAGGCCACACCCCAGATGCGACTGCAACGGGTGCGTGGTCATGGGACGCAGAAACTCACTCGGACTCTTGCCCTTGCTCATCGTTCTGCGGGGTTTCGGTATTGTCCTCAGCACCAGCGGCTTCGAGACTAACCTTAATGTCACACTGCAGCAGCTGCTCACGACGCTCATCGGTGAGCGTGCGGCCACACTTCAACAGTACATCGACGCGCTGCTGGATGCGCTGGCGCAGACTCTCGATAGCCTTCTTCTGCTCATCATTGAAGTCCTCCTCCTTGGCAGCGACGGCCAGCTGCTGCATCTGGGGAAGGTTCTTCGAGATGTAACTGTCAGCATTCTTCAATTCTTTCTCCTGTTCAGGAGTGAGTGTCGGAGTCTGATCAGCAGCACCCTCACCTTCAGAACCACCATCAGCTGTCAGCCGGTAATCGTCGTAGCGGGCCATTTCCTGCTTGTATTTGTACCAGGTATCTTTCAGCACCTTCAGGTACTCGTAGCGGTCACAAGGCTCAGTGAGCTGCTTGCAGGTCTCGTAAGCCTCCTTGATTTTCTTCCAGCGCTCGGCATTGGCAGGCCAGATGGCCTGAATCTCTGCTGGCAGCTGGTCATGATCAGGACGGATGCCCTTGCGCACGAACTGTTCCTTGCCACCATCCTGCTCGTCAGACTGCAGGACAGGAAGGAGCAAAGCCTGTTCCTCAATGGGCAGCGGCTCTTTGTCGGTAACAGTTTTCAGTACCGGCATTATCTCATCGTTGAGTTTGATGACATCGCGGATGGTCTGGCCGTCCTGACGCAGACGGAGGAACCGCTGCAACTTGTATTCGAGGAACTTCAGTTCCCGTTGTGGCCGGCGCATGATGCGTTGGTACATGGCCCCATCGCGATTCAAGGAGAGCAGCAGCTGGGCGCCTTCCTCTATCAGCTCTGTTTTGGTGTGCTCACTGTCAAGCCAGCGGGCAATCTTTTCAGTAAATTTCGGGTCTATCATATTTTTTGAAATTAAAAGTGGGGCCATCTCACCGTCTTAGCGTGTGAGACCGCCCCACGGTCACCTTATTACGACATGAAAGGAGGAATCAGGGATTCGTTTTAGGCTTCAGTTCGTCTGTCGTGCCGAGGAACGTACCCTCAGAAGTTGTGAACTCACCCTCATAGAAGGGAGCTGCAAACTCATCGGTCACGCTCACCTCCACCGTTGTGGTGTTGGCATCAGTGGCAGTCTTTCCATAAGCCTGGCTCACGGCTATCTCAGCCTGATAGAGAGGAGAACCGAAGAGACGGCATTTGCCGTCGGCCATCGGAATGAGGAACACCACGTCGTCGTTGTTCAGTTGGGAGATGAAGCCAGTGGCCTTTTTCCCAGTACCAGGCAGAACGAGCGTGATTTTGTTGAGCATGGTCTTCGAACCATAGCTGCCCTGGCCTTCTGCAGTAGGTTCGCTCTCGTTGGGTACGAGGGCAAAGCGTTTCCAGAGTTTGTCAGCATACAACTCGATATTGGACTTGATGACGGCCACATCCTCCATCTTCGCAGCCGAAGAACCGGCAGGACGTGGGAAAGTCTTAATGTCACGGCGCGGTACATAGTAACCATGGTTACGGGTACCGGGGAGCGACTTATCGCCCAGGCAGAAGTCGATGTCCTCGTAGAGAGCGGCATCGTCTGCACAGCGTGTCTGTAATTCAGCCATATCTTTTCTGTTTTTATGGGTTACTAATACTAAGCCTTGGCGGCAGCGATCTCAGCAGCCGTGCGGGCCACACAGAGCATCTCCTTATTGATAGACAGGTACTGCTCGCCATAGAACATGTTGGCCAGGAAGTCAACATCGTAGTGAGAGGTCTTCGACTCCTTCACCAGGAACGTCTCATCAGCGGTGCGCTGGTTCCAGAGCGCGAGGATGTTGTTCTTAGGAGTCAGGCACAGGTAGTTCTCTGGCACATTGGTCAGTGCTACGAATTCCACATTGGGAGCGCCGTCGAGGTGAGCCTTCAGGTACTGCTCGTTGTAGGGCAGCGCACCGTGGTTGTGCTGGTAGGCTTCCTCGTAGAAGTGCTTGGTCTTCACATGCATGAACATCTTCAGCTTCTGCTTCTTGAGCTTGTCATCGGCACCAACCCAGCCACCAGCGACACCCCAGTAGAAGTCCTTTAGGAGATCCTCGGTGTTCTCTGCAGAGAAATTCTCGGGCAGAGAATAGAGGTTTCCCTCTTCCACAGCCATCTTGTTTGCCTTAATCTCGGCATTCTCGATGGTCTTGAAGCCGTTGAACCACTTGGAGGTCTCGGTGGTGTTGGTGGGGTCGTGCTTGGCCGTCCACATCTCATTGAACATGTTCTCGCCCAGCTGTGCCATAATGTATGCGCAGATGCGCTTCACCCAGGGCACGTTCTTTAGGCCTTCGCCCTTGGTCACGTCGCTGCCCCAAAGCGTCTGATAGATGCTGTTGGGGTCGATGGGCTCGATGCAGTTGCCGAAGAAGGTCTCCAGCGTGCGCTGCACAATGGCGATGGCACCGGTGCCTTTCTTGTACTTGTCATAGTTACCCATCTGGAAGTTACCCTTCATCTCGTGAACGTGTTCCTGATAGCGGATGCCGTCACGGTGGCCCATGTGCTGCAATGCTGCGGCCATGGCATGCATTGGCATGACGATGAGTTCCTTGCGGTACGTCTGGAATGCCTTGCTCAGAGTCTCAGGCGTAAAGGTCGTCTGCGGATCCACCACAGGCTGACCGGAATTAAGGATAGGAGTAGGATCCATAGCTTACAGAGCGTCTTTGATAGAGTTAAACAACTCGCTGGCGGCACTCAGGGTGTTCTCGGCACCGTCAACCTTCTCTTCCTCCTTGGTACCGGCAGAACCCTTCAGGTTCTTCACCTGTTCCTCAAGGTCATTCTTCTCCTTGGTCAGCTGTTCGATGGTCGACTTCTGCTTCTTCAGCACGTCGGAAGCCTGTTTACAGGCATCGTTCTGCTTCTTCAGCTCATCGTCGATGGTCTTCAGCTGATCCTGCGTCAGGGACACATTGCCCTGCTCGTCCGGCTTGAAGCCGTCAGTGATGGCCAGCAAAGCCATCACGGCAGTAAATACTTTGATCATCTTGTTATGACTGTAATTGGTCGCGGGTTCCGGCATGAGTCCTTTCAGCATCTCCACGACCTTTTGGAGAACGCCTGCGGTTGGATTCTCCTCGCCCGTTTCAGGATTGAACCCTTTGGGCAAGGCTGGTAGACCCATATCCTTTATCAGTGAATTAGTATAAATGTTCCGTACATTGGTTGGCATCTGTTCCGGCTCGGTGACTTCATCAACCAGGCCGAAGTCCTTAGCGTCGGCGGCCTTGATCCAGGCAGCCACCTTCATCTTGGCCTTTACATCGTCAACTGGCTTGCCACTCTTTTCAGCGTAGATCTCAGCAAGGACATCATCGATGGTGTTCAGCTGAGAGCGCTGGAACTGGAGGCGCTTGACCAGTTCGTCAAGCTGCTCCTTATTCATGTTGCCCCACTCAAACACATGTCCCATTGCATTGTGAATGAGGATGAGCGCATTCTTCGACATCACCACTTTCTTGGCTCCCATTGCCATGAAGGTGGCGGCACTGGCAGACATGCCCAGGAAGTAGCAAGTCACCTGGCCGTGGTTCCGGAAGAGCTCATAGATCTGCAGACCAGTATTGACATAGCCACCCAGAGAGCAGATGGCCACATCAACGGGCTGGTCCTTTTTCTTATCCAGGATATACTTTACGAAATCGGCGGTGATTCCCCATCCACCGACTTCGCCAGTCAAATAAAGATCGTATTTCTTCATATATACCTTCGATTTTTGGCAAAGGTATATAAGAAGTGGAGAAAGAAAAACTACATAAAATTATTGTATGTAGGGTATTTTATTGTTTGATGAGTAGCTGACAGTCACTTCGTCGAGTTGATTGTCAGTCATATTATCTGGGAGACTCGTTGTCAACGTAGTGATAGGATATGGTCTGTCGTTGGTACCAATTAGGTAGTATCTGCCATCAGCAGTCTTGCAACGGTACACCATCCTTCGTCTATCACCTGGCTCTTCGCAAGTACGGAACACCAGCTGTGCCGTATAGATGCGCACACCATCCTCTATCTTGTCAGATATGGTCAGGCGGGCAGGCACCTTGATAGGAATGCTCTCCCATGAAGTGAGAGAGGAAACATGTACAGATGATGCACTGAATCGGCGAAGTCCGACGATATCTCCGGCTGATACGCGGTCGATGGCAATGATATTCCTTGGACTGTTCATAACTGTTCTTAATTGTTGTTAACTGTTCATAAATGTTCGTGCGTGAACAAAAGAGTGTGTCTTTATGGGATGAATTAAACCTTCATTTAACGTTTTTTATCCGTTTTTATGCGGTTGCGCTTTCTTAAATCAATACCACATGACAGTAAGCGTTCCCGTTCGCGATAGAATCGCTGTCGGATGGTGTCCGCATAATCGATATCAATGCCATGCATCTCACACCAGGTATAGGCTGCCGTCTGAAGCTTTGAGTCCTCGCTGCACATCTCCCTGAATTCATTGTAGAGATTATCCTTGAAAAGCGACTCAATGTATTCGGCAATGAAACGCTTTCCGGAAGGCGTGACGTAGTTCCACGATTCAGGATCCTTCTGCTTGGAGTAAGGAATGGCCACAGGTGTCAGCCCGTCTCCACCCGCGTCTTGTAATGCCCCATCAGGGCGCTTCCTGAGAATGGCAACGATTCTTGCATTGCCCACCGATTGAGGTGGGAACTCTATAGGATAGCCGAAATGGTGCACCGCCCATTGGGCGATGAATGGCTTCAATTCGACATATACAACAAATTTACTCATACTTCAAAAGGTAAGGCGATGCAAAGATAGTGATTTTTGTTGAAAATATCCATTTTTAGTTGGAAAATCATACTTCAAATTAGATTATGTTTCCTCCAGCTGATATAATTCCGTCCGAAATTTCTGTAATTTTGTAACAGGGTATTCAAGGCACCCTAATTATTTGTAAATCAGTCACTTTGTAAATTTGACAAAACCGAGTAACAAAATATATGCCCTCTAAAGTTTGTAAATCTGAATCGATTTCGTCATTTTTTTATCATTTTTCGCCATTTACAAAACCTGTTTTGTATACTATTTTCAAGTTTTGTATCTGATTTGTAACGTCACTTTGTCAACAGCCAAAAACACTCCGAAACGCTTTCATTTACTATACTTTCCAACGGTTTCACCGACATTTGTTACAAAGTGACAGATTTTTAGTACAAAAATGGTAAGGGGAAGGGAGAGGGCAGCGGCGGCCACGGCATAGATGCTGTCTCTGGGTGGTAGCAACGGTCGCACATGGTGAAGCAAGAGAGGCAGCAGGTGACTTTGATTTGTCACTTTGCTGCCTCTTTCTAATTACCTGCATAAAGGCTGGAAAAAGTCGCTCAAAAGTTTGGTAATCTCAGGGAAAATGAGTACCTTTGCATACGTATTAAATTGCCTTTTTGTGTACCTGTTTTAGAGGATGTAAAAAGGAAACAATACACCCCATCAGAACGGTCTGCCATCCTCCCAGATGTCACCTTCCTCCGGTGTCTGAACGACCACATCCGGCTTCTTCTTCATATAGATCATCTCCACCGGGCTGCTGCCAGCCGGAGCACCCTCTTCACGTCGTATGATGCGCCCGCTGTTGTTGCGAACCTCTGCGGGATTCAGTTCCTCCACCCAGGGACAAAGCAGGGCGAAGGCCTCGAGCTTCTTCAGGAACTTCTGCGAGGTCATGCCCTGTACCTTGCCGCCATGTGCCTTGAAATCCTCGAAGGCCTTGGTGCGGGGAACGAATGTGTCCAGGCGTCCTGAGTCCGGATGGAAGTACACCTGTGCCCAGTCCTCGAAGTTGGCACCCATATCCTGCTTGTGCTTGCGGAAGATGATGTTTGACATGGGCGGCAGCAACTTCACCGGCTCGCCACTCACAGAGAGATAGAACTTGACGCACTGAAGGATGAAGTTCAGGTCCTGGTTCCACTCCTCTGCTGAGTAAGTCTTGCTGAAAAGATCCTTGTTGAAGTCATCACGGATGGAGCGGCTTTCTCGATAGTCGTTTTCTTCAGTCTTCTGATGGTAATAGTCTGAGAAAACCATATACAACAGACGTGCCTCGCTCGACGGGTCGAAGTCGGCTGGCACGTAGTTGGTCGTGAAAGCTATCTTGGGGCTTTCCTCGAAGGGAATGGTAAACGACTGGTTGTTCTTCGGGTTAACTGTCATGTCGCTGGTGATGTTGTCGTAGAACAGGCCGGTGTTTAGGTATCGGTCGCAGTCGTCCACGAGCAGCATCTGTGTGTGCTGCGTCACCTGGTCGAATACGTGGGGGTTGTCCATCAGCTTGGGATTGCGTCCGGAGAGCTTGACAGTCTTCATCAATAGCGACAGCACCTTGAAGAAGAATGACTTTCCGCTTCGCCCGTTGCACTCGCCCTCCTCGCCAATCTTGTTGTCCATAGCCATCGGCGCCCAGGCACGTGAAGGACTCTTATAGTGGTGCAGCATATAGCCCAGTGTGAAGATCTTGTTGATTAGGTTCTGCTGCTGCTCCTGTTGCTCATCAGCGGTCAGACTCTCTCCTTTGATATCAAAGCGATGGGCTTCACGATATGCCTGGCGATCTGCTTCGGTTTCAAATCGGGTTTCCATCTCCTTACGCCAGAACAGGCGTGAGGAGTTGATAAAATATCCCATCAGGTTTGAACCAACCTTATTGATTGTGATGGAGAACTGAGGCTGACCGTCCTCGGTAATAGTCCTTGTAATTGTAAAGAAGTCATCAAGCAGACGGAAGTCATGGTCGATGACGTTCTCGGCCCACACGTAGTTCTGAAACTTGAAATCTTGTTTCTTGATAACGTCGAGTTTCTGGCCACTGGCCTTCACGCAGACGTTGGGAAAGAAGAATAGTTGTGTTCTGGCATCGAAGGAGGTGAAGTCCAGTGTAATCTCGTCGATGCTCTCCAGCATGCCGGCGCTGAGCTTGGGCGTATCGAGCACCAGGTTAAGCACCGACAAGTCGCGCACCTCATCGATGACCCACTGGCGCACGAATTCGCGTATATCCTTCGGGGTGACGCTCCTGACGATATAGCCGTCAATCTTCACATACCTGGTATCTTTCTGGTTGTCATCATGCAGCGCATAGAAGCCGTTTAGCTTCAGGAAATTGTATAGGCAGGCAGTATCTATTGAATGACGTGTCTCGCCACTTTTCTTATTGACGTTGGTTTTCCAGAAACGGGCAGGCATGGCCATCTGCATCAGGAACTTGAATTCCTTCTTGGTATGACGCAGTTCCATCCAGTCGCGCAGGTCCTTACGAGGCTTTCCCCGGTTGTCACGATAACCGGAGAGCCAGTCTGGCAGCCAAATCGTGCGCACATCGATGAAGCGAAGAGCCAGCTCCGTACCTTTACGGATGCCTGTCTCGTCGATATCGGGAATGTTATACAGCACTTCAACGTGCTGCATAATCTCCTTGACCTCATCGTCGGCAAGATGATATGTCTCGCTATTGAACCATAGCGGCATGTAGCCCAAGGACCTGCAGCATAGCGCATCGCGCTCACCACTGCATATGAAGGCCTCGCGCAGTTTCTGCGGTTTATAAGGCTCTTCATCGGTGTGTGTGGATTCCCACTCCTTTTGTTCCTTGGCATTGAACTGTTCTTTTGCCCGGATCATTTCGCGCAGTCCGTTGATGTACTTTGCGGGCTTTACACCTGCAGGGAAATACTGGAATCGGTAGCCTTTATCGGGGTTCAGCGGCTCATACACCTTGTAGAACTTCACCTCCTCCTGTTCCGTGCCGTCTGGCAGCGTGCGAGCCTCCTTCACCACGCACTCGCGCATAAAAATAGGATAGTGCTCGTTGGAGTAGCGTATGCGAGTCTTACGATCCTTGGTATAGCTGAACCACTTGACGCTATGCCAGTGCAATGCCTCGACGTGTTCCTGCTTGACATTCGGGCCAAGCACGGCCAGTTCCTGCAGTGTAAAATCCTTCGTCTCGAAGTCGCGGTGGCCGTCCGGCTCGTCGGCACGGGCCTCGCGCTCGGTGAAGTCTGCCTTATTGACGGAGCGGTCCAGCTCGTCGGTCACGTTGAACTGTGCCGCAATCTGCAGTACGGCCTCGTTAAAGCGGTCCTGGCTCAGGTGGCGGTCTTCCATGTAGAGCTGGATGGCCGACCGCCACCCCTCGCCACCGAAGTCCGTCACGCCCCAGATATCACCATATTTCTCACTCTTACGCTGATAGAGGCAAGCAGAAGGTGTCTTTTCGTCGCGCACCTTGAATTTCTTGCCCTTCACGCCTACACATTCTGCTGCCTGGGGGAACATCCACAGGATGATATCGAGGCCGCCACGTGTGGCATCATAGATCTTTTGTACTGGTATCATATCGTTCTTATCTTAGTGACCGGTCGCAAAGATAGGACTAAGCCACCGGAAAGCAAAATACATTCATTACCAGTCGAAGGGCAGCAGCTGCTCGCTCTCCGCTGGCTCTACCCGCAGTTTGCAGTAGAGGCACTGGCCCCGACCGTGGTTCCTCCGGTTCTGCCGTTCCATCAGATACTCAGCCGTCTCCTTGCTCCACGGATTGCTGATGATGACGCGCTCTCCCGTGAGTCGGCTGATGGCTGTGACCACGTACTTCATCTTACTTCCATTCTATCAATGTCTGGTATTGACTCAACTCATATATCTTCAGCCCGATAGACTGTGCAAAGGCCAGTTCCACCTTTGCTCCCGGCGACTGTCGCCAGTCGGGCAGCAGGCAGATGGCGTCGCACCACGAAAGTTCGTCGAGGTCGAGCAGAAGGATGCTGCTGTACCAGCTACGCCTTTCATAATGCTTCAGCATATAGCACTGAGCATAATCGCCTCCATTGTGGACTCTGACCTGAAGACTCCGCAACGCTTCAGCACTCTCACCCAGCCCACTCGTTGTGGGGTTGAATATGGTATGTCCCAGGGCTTTGAGATAAGTTTCGGCTTTAGCGAACTTCTCGCGGGTGGCCTTACCTGCCCAACACTCGCCAATCTTTCCGCTGATATACACTCTCATTCCGGCATCTTGTTTTCGTCCTCAAGACGGTTAATCACTTCCACTATCTCACTGGATAAGGCATCGACACGCGCAGCCATGTTTTGGAGCCACACCAGACCTTCATAGCCGGTGGCATAGTCCTTTGATAGCTTATCGGCAAGAATGTGCATGTCCCATGCCAGGCAGTCGGCACCGCCGGACACCTTAAACAGATAATCATGCGTTTCCTGCGATATCTTCTTGCACTTGGGATTCAGGTCTTCACTTAGTTTCTTCATATTGGCATTTCTTGTATTGAAAAATAACCCTCACGTTTGTCTGTATTCTCTGATTTGTATATCACGATAAACATTCACATTCGCAAACATCCTTCGCGTCCAGTCTCTCAGCTCGACGGCCTTCAGACGGCTGCACGGCAGGCTCAACGACTCTCTTCTGCCCCCACGGAGTATACCTGTGACGGTATATAGCGGTACTGGTAGCTTCATACCGCCACCTCCTTCCTGATCATACCCGGATTGCTGACCACACAGCCAAGCCGCCCATCAGCGGCAGGGCTGTCGAACCTGACCTCGACGAATGTCTCGCGCAGGAACTCATACACATCGGCTATCCAGCCATTGTGCTGCTCCCCGTCACCCGTGACGGCAGCACTGACAATTACTCTTTCTCCTATCTTCATGTCGTAATCTGTTTATTTCATCAGTTTGTCAAAAGGACTTTTCAACTGTTGAAGCACACCGTTGAACATGCGGCGCTCCTGCAGCCCGGCGCCCTCAATCATTTGCTGAAGTGCCACGGCTTCTTCCCACGACATCCCCATCAGGTTGACCTCGAGGTCTTTGGTCATTTCCACATACATCATGGCTCACTCGAATTTCAGGTCATAAGACGCATCCCTTACATAGCAGTCTACGGGCAGTACCCCGTCGAGCAGATAGGAAGGCGACTCAGCAAGCTCGTCGTCCTCGATATTCCTGGAGAAGCCCCTTCCGGAATCATCCCAGAGGAGCAGCAACAAATCTTTGTGACCGAAGAAGTACGTCACATGACCTTTGTTGATTCTTACTTCATCAAGTTTTATCGAGCAGTTTAACGCATCGACAGCCTTCTCATAATCTTGTACTCTCATATCGTAACGTTTTAAGTTAATCAAATAAAAGCCGCCCCGCCATAGCGTATCATCCTTATGGCAAAAAATAATCTACTTCAATAGTGTCGGCAGGGCGGCATCAGGGTTTCCATTCCTACGCAAGTACCCTCATTCCTGATAATCAATCTTTTTATCCTTAATAGCCTTCCATTCGTGCCTGATCAGTACCGCCATGTGGTCAGCCTCGCCACCTACCTCGCCGAACATATCAGCGTTTAACTTCAGTACCATCGCCACCACGCGGGCCATCGTATACTCCAGCACATTCTGCGACACATAGGGCTGATGTTCGATGGCCTGTGCCACGGCATTGGCTATCCACATCGACATCTGTTCTACCCGCTGCCATTCTTCCCTGGTCAGTGTGATGGTGGTCTTACCCACCTCAGCCTGCAGCATCAGTGCCCGGAGCAGACTGCTTTTCTCTCCATTTACTCCCATAATGTAAATCCGTTATAAATGCTAAAAACCTTGATTAGGTCTCTGGTCCTATCCAGATGCAGGCGCTGGCGCACGCTCTCCAGCTGGTTCTTCACCGTCTTGATGCTCTTACGCAGCACACCGGCAATCTCGTCAGCGGTTAGCCCACGCGAATAGAGCACGGCCACCTTGCCCTCTTCCTTCGGCACCTGCATGCGGAACCGCGGCTTGCAGATAACGCCCTCATGCTTGCAGATGCCACGGCGCGGGCACCTCACAACCTCGAAGTGCAACAGCCCTCGCCCGATGTCGAAGTGCAGCGTGTCGTGTTCTGCGAAGTTGCAGCGGATAAAGAGGTCTACCCGTCGGAAGTCGAAGTAGCGCCTGTTGGGCTCCGAGGCAGCGCATTCTTCATTCAGCGCGGCCAACGCTTCAGGGAAATAGCGGCCCAGCGTGTCAAGGACGAACTCGATAATCTCGCGGTCGCCCTGACCAAGCACACGCTCCTGGCCATTCACCCGGTAGCGCACCTCTCCCTCCCACAGGTAGAACTCTATTGCCTCCATTGCTCCTGCTCGATAATGGGCTGCAGTGCCAGCAGCTCGACAGTCGTAAAACTGCGAGAACCGTTAAACTTGTCGTTGATGGTGATGTAGCTCTTGCCGAACTTCAAGGCCACGTAGCTCTTCAGTCTCCTCAGCTCTGCAGTGCTCAGCTTCGCGGCATAGGCTTGCAGCCCT